GTCCTAACGCTTCGATAACACCGTTGCGTATCATGGGACTCCCTACTGCGCTCACCGGGACGGCTAGCCAACTAACATGCGCTTACAATAACCAGAGGATCGGACAAAGCCTCCGGACATACGAATTATGCAACCCAGTCTCCAGGGTTACCATGGACGTGCATATTGCTCTTGACGGTCCACTCCCCAGGCAGTTTATGAATTTCACTCGGAATGTGGCCGAGGTTCAGCCATGACAGGTAGTAGGACTCGTACAGCTGCTGCTGCGCGACGGAAATGCCACTCCTGTTTGCGACACTGGCTCGTAAGTAAGCGTCAGGCATAACAAGGGGATAAGAGGTTCGTACCATCAGATGGGACTTATGCTTCTCCCTGAACCAATATTCCAGTCGCATCCGGTCAAGCGCTCGGACCAAACGCCGGGTTGACACTATAGGTAGCAACAGTTGTATGATGACAGTCGACAAAACGCCTACAACGGGCGTGTCACGGTCAGTACAATAATACGAAATCATCTTGGCCAACAGCAGTGCCTGCGGGTCGCCATCGCTACAAATCGTGTGGAATTTGGACAAAGTCCTCCTAACATCACAATAAGAGCGGCAACCTTCAAGACTATCATACAAGTATCGGCCACAAAAGCTGGTATCGGAGACGTCGTGATAGACATCGAGTTTGAGTTGATAACCCAACAACGGCATAATGTGCATGTTGTGCACGGCTTGATCAGCAACGTGCGCAGCCACACCAATGATGCCGTCATCTCCTTCGTGGAAAGAGACCCAATCTCTCGGGTCCAATTCCATCATGGCCAGCCAGGTGTTAAAGTGGTTGATGAGTCCATTACAAATTGACGTATGTGCGTCGCCAGAGCAACGCGTGCCCACCACGTTATATGACACTCCAAGTTCGCTGATGCCTCGCGTTTCCTCAAGCCAGGGCAGCAGCGAGAGGTAACCGGGGTCGTGGGAGTACGGTAAAGCGAGAAACACTTTCTCAACGCGCTTGATATATGCGCCAGAGATCGACAGATCAAAACGTGAATAATCCGTCTCTAAAAAGGTGGAGTAATCCGACAGTCGCTTTCTGTCGTGGTTGTTGCCATTCAACTTATCCATGCGTTTATCCAAATCGAGTCCTTTGACGAGAGCAGGGTGTGTGACCAGTTTATGCTCAAGGGCACTGATGTAAGGCCCGAGCATACTCAAGAACTCATCACTTCGTGGACTGATGTTCCTCGGATCGACGCCGGTGTCGCTTGCCTCGATCTTTAGAAAATTTCTCACGATGCGGTCTTTCTTCAGCCATCCTAGCCTGGCCACCCGATCGCGGGCCTTCGCTAATTGGGCTCGTCGGTTCAGGGTGTATCTCGACGACCAACTCTCGAAGGTCAACGGATTCAACATCTCTCCTGTGTGCTCCAGTATGACCTCGTAATAGTAGACTACCGCCAGGAAGGTCAAATACCCCATTTCGTTCAGGACCCGCGAAACCAACCGCCGCTTTGCACAAGAACTCAACAAGACCTGCTCGCCGAGAGGTGATCCCAAGGCGGCTGAGTTTTCCGAGAACTGCATCAATTGAGGTGAGTACCCGGTCAGCTTCTGTGTCGGTGAATGCACGGATTGCGTCGCTAACACTGCGGTCCAAGCGTGAGACGGTATCCTTTCGACCACTAGACGAAGTCTCAACGGTAAGGCATTGATTAGCACCGTCGCAGAATGTTGAGCCAAAGCAATGTTCTGCAGCGGGACCAAACCCGGTATTATCTTCGTCTGGTCGTATGGGGCCAGCAACTTTTGCCGGAACATGCTCACTGGTCTTGTGTTTGTCTCGGGTAGTGGGTCCACGAGGTGTTCGGTCAGGTCCATCATAGTGTCGCCTTTCTTCATCGTCGGCAAGGGCATTCCAGTGTCCTCCAAGCGGGTCGACCTGTTCGGACCGCTGATCCCAAGGGGGTGCGGTAGGCTCGAGTCGATCATGAACATCGCGGCCTGATCTTGTTCCATGATGTTGGTTAACAGAGGATTTGGTCTTGGGATGCAATTTAAAACCCGCGTCTCGAGTGAGGTGATCATGTTCGCTTGTGTCTTCGCCGGTACAGCGTTGAGGATGTTCATCACTGCGGGCATTAGCTGGCGAGGGCGGAGACTGAAAGCGATCATTGCCGAATGTGCCGGTCTGGGTGGTGATGAAGACAGACCGGTTCATGCGCGTGTATATTTCGTACGTCGGGACAATGATCTTCGGGAATGTCCAAGCGGTGCATCTTTGTGCAAGAGTGGAATCAATAATTCGACTTGCCCAGGCGCTGACCCACGACAGGCTGCGATGACGCAACCAAATCAGGAACTGCACCCTGTACAAGTCGTACCAATGAAAATCCACAGGGTGTCCTTGAACACAAGTGGCAGCATAAACAGTTGTCGTCGCTTTGACATCGGCCAAATAACCGATCAACAAAACAATTGTGTCAATGTTAGCGGTATCAACCTGGACTGACCTGGCCCTAGACGTGACGTAAGACAACAAAGAACTGACGTACTTCGTGTCTCGCGGCGCAGCAGCAAAGCTGATGGAACATTCTTCAATCAGGTTGGCACTAGTCTCAAATTCATGCCCTGGCTTGGAGAACTTGTAACACCCTGCATCATAATCCTTATGGACGACGTACCCGTTGATCATGGGCAAACTATCGTCACTATCAGGTGGCATACAGTTGACGTCATTGCGACTATACACACCGTCAGCCGGATATGCAAAATAAATGCTGGTGTCATAAAACGTGGTCAGCTTGGTGTAAACAAAGGCCCCGGAATCAGTAACAACGGAGCCTTCATTATCCCAAAGATGGTACCCATGCTGATACTTAGTCCCATCACGCGTGGTCATTGTTACGTTGCCTCCGAAGTACGTCAATTCAGCCTCAGCTCCCTTCCCAACGACGCCCAATCGCGTGGGCTTTGCACGAAAATCATGGTTGATGATGAACGTGGGGCCAGTGATGGTCCGAACCATAGCGTCTTGAGACATGTGGTAATCCACGTGCGTCATCAAGGCAAAAGGCACTTCCTGTTTTAAGGGGCAATCCTCGCCACGCTTATAGCAGTTGTCGAAAATGTCCTCGCTCTTGAGTTCCCTCAAGACGTCATCGTTGCTGAGCGTGGGGCAACACAGATGTTTCTTGCGTCCAAGTTCGGGCCAACGGCTGCGACTCCCACCGACGTCTCTAAACCTGCTGGTCATCTTGAGCATCAGCTCGACCACAGCTCCTTCGCACGACTTTCTTTGTTTAGCCAACCACTCATGCCCGGTCCCCAGGGTCTTGGGCTGTTCCGCCTTGATGTTCAAGCTTCGACGAATGTAATTGACATCGATCGCGCCATTCCTATTCACCACCACAACCTTCCCGCGCTTGCGCATGATCCAAATCACAGACAAAGCGACTGCACAAGAGAGGGTGGCCAATCCGAATACTGCGGCACCAACCCAGATCTTGGCTAGAAACTTCGCCCACACCAGGAAAGACGGTCCAACGAAATCAGGCACGTCGGGCTTCCCGCAGGAAAAATATGCAACCTTGCATTGCCAACTGGTGCGTCTCAAGTCAGCTGGGGATGGCACAGTGCCCAACCACTTAGCAACTTGGATGAATCGGACATTGTTGTATTCATGCAGCCAGAACTCGTTTTCACGGTCAATGACAGCACAAGCAAACGCAGTCCGTTCACACGGTAGGGTGACCCAGGTGTCGAACAAATGTGCGATCGGATTCGGAGCGAGCCACACGTCGGAGTCGACAATGCTCTGAAGAGCATTACCGATCAGGTCGGAGTCGATGTGGATGGCCACAAAACACAGAGCCAAAACGATGAAGGCACGTCGAAACGGGGGCCCGGGGTTGACCTCAACGTCGCCGGCACGAGCCAGCAAGGCCTTATTCAACCGAGCACTCCATAAGCCATCCCCGATAGCGCGCGTAACTGAATCCGCGCTAACCAAAATCCGGGTGTGGGCATCGGGATCGCGCAGGTTCACATCAACAGCGCGGTTGATCACCTTGGATGTCCAGCCACTGACGCCAAGGACCCAACGTGGTTGGAGCCAATTGACCAGGGTGACATACTTGCTCACACAGCTCCTGATGGTGGTACCACTATTGACCCCTCTCAAGACAGATCCGACGCACATGGTCAACCACATGTTCATCTCAGGCCCTTTCCCAGGGGTTAGCATGATAACGTGGCCTTCAGGGCTGAAGTGCAGGTCAGCACCACTCGCAAAAACCGAATCAAGCACGGCCTTCCGCGAACGGGCACCAAGCGAGTCGACTAATGGCAGATGCTCATCCTTGATGACAAATGGCGGCCGGGATCTGCCAAGGTCGGCCAGACCAAGGAGAAAGATGTTGGCGGCAACGAGGTCAGTAGGCTTGACCTCGATGCCAAAAGGCGTAACGACATACTCGAACCCACAATGGGCCAGGCCGCAATTAAGCAGCTCAGCGGCACGATGTAGTCCGATGCCCAGAAAGAATGCACTGGTATGCCGACCAGACAAGTTCTTATCATCGGCCCCAGGCGTGACGTTGTCCTTCATGCACACGTAGACACGCGGCGCATCGGGGGCGACTAGCGCTTCCCCGGCGTTGAGGTGGATGACAGAAAGCGCCGCAAGCCCGCACTGGCGGTTGCAGAGCGCTCGGTCAACCTCTGACATAGCCCTGGTTTCTTGGGAGGCGGAGGTTCGAGATAAACTATCCTGTCACCGAGATAACCAAAATGCAAGTGCAATCTGCTGATGCAACACTTGTACCTCTCGTGACAGCTGGCCTCTTCAACTGGAATGTTGGATTAAATTTGAACCTCTCGTGGCGATAACGTACGCAACGCTTTGAGCTCGATGGCTTCTGCTTTGCGTCTCTTCAAATACTTCCTGCTCACTCGGTACAGCACAATCGAGGCCACCAAAATAATGATGATTACCACGAATGCAGTGTCAAGTGATGGTTTGCACACAGAGTGCGTATTCGGATGCGAAAACCAATGGTTTAGAAAATCAAGCATATGACCCTAAAGGTCCCTTCCCCACAATTTTAAAGTGTTG